TTAGAAGTACGTAACCCAACTGGTTGTGGTGCTATTTACGGTTTAGCTTAACGGTTAATTAATTATAAGGGAAAGTCAAACAGGCACATGCCACGGCTTTCCCTTATATTTTTAGGAGAATAATATGCCAATTAATATAGTAGCAAAGAAAAAAAAAGTTACACCAAAACCAAAAAAATTAAAAGATGTAATTAATAAAAAAGCAATGCAAGAAGCTAGACTTAGAAAAAAATTATATCAAAGTACAGTACGGAAAAAACCACCTAGTAAAGGTATGAATAAGTTTATTGAAGGCTTAGCAGGTACAGGTCCTAATGCTCAATATAAAAAAGAAATGGGTCAAGCTGCTATATCAGCAATAAAAGATACAAATAAAAGTATAAAAAAAGATTATCCAGAATTATCTAAAAGAGTAGGATATAAAGCCGCAGGCGGTAAAATGTCTAAGTATTATAGTAAAGGTGGAACAGTTTTTACAGGGAGATAAGGATGCCAAAAGTCGGAGATAAAGAATTTAAGTATAACAAGTTCGGAATGGAAGCAGCTAAAAAGTATGCAGAAAAAACCGGTAAAGATATACAATATAAAGCAATGGGCGGTAATGTCGCTAGCTACTATAATAAAGGTGGTAGAGTTTCAGGATGTGGTCCAGCAATAAATAATAAGAAATAAATAATACTAGGAGGTATTAAAATGCAATACATAGAATTCGTAGCAAATGTAACAGCAAGTCCGCTAGTTACTACGTACGTACCAGTAAGTAGTTGCACCTTTAGAATTACAGATGCGCCAGTTAGTGTCACTGGTAATTCCGGTGCAAAAATAACTGCTACTAGAAAGGTTACACACTTTTCCGCTAATGGAACAAATGGTGGACCCACAATTCCAGCAGTTATATTAGCACAAAATGTTGGCGCAAGATTAGGTTTCTTTAATAAGAACGGACATTTTCATCATTTAACTGATGCAAGTGTAGGTGCTTAATATGGCAGAACAAAATAATATGAGAGTTCAAAGTGCTACAGTTGATGCAAACAAAGGTATTAAAGGTGGCTTTGATTTACTTTCGGGACAATGGGAAGCTAAACAAGATATTACACAATATCGAGATGCAGCTAAATTAGATAGAGATAGAGAAGCATATTTTGGTAGGTCAAATAAAGGCTATAGAAAAATGGCTACTATCCCAGATATTGTTGCTATAAAAATAAATCAAGATCATGGTATAGATGTACATGATACACATTTTATGCGTGATAAAGATAAATTAAAAAAGTTAAAAAGCATATTGATTTCTGAGTATCCTGATCTCTTAATCAATACATAAGGGAGGATCATATGGCATTAACATATACTGAGCTAGTTACGTTAGTACGTAATTGGTCTAACAGAGATGAAGAAGTAGTTAGTGATGCAATTATAAAAGATTGCTTAAAGTATGCTGCTGATAAAGCATATAGAACATTAAGAGTACCACCATTAGAAAATGTTGCAACATATGAAAAAACATTATTAGAAGCAGCAACAACTACAACAAGTGGTTTGCTACCAAGTAAAACAGAAATAATATTGCCATATGATTTGATTGAATTTATACAAATTAAAGAAGTTGATTCCGCAGGTCAAGCAACAAGAGTGTTTAATGAAAAAGTTGATATAAGAACATTTAATGATCCAACAGCTGAAAAGTATTCAGGAAATAATTATTTTGCAAGACAAAGAAATTTATTGTTTTTAACTCCAGGCTTTGGTCAAAACAGTTCAGGTAACACTGCCAATGCAATTGAACTTTATTATTATAGAAGATTACCTGCGTTAAATGCATTGTACTCTGTAACAGTATTAAATTATAATGCTGGTTTTCTTACCACAACTGGTGCAGGTGTAAATGTAGAATATTCAGCTTTATTATATTTTAATAGTAATACTGGTACAACAGCTTACGCTACACAATCAGACGCACAAGCAGCAAATACAGGTGGTACAGTAACAAGCACATATTATATAGGAACACTTGTACCTAATTGGCTTAGAGATGAAAATGAGCGTATATTACTTATGGGTGCATTAGCAGAAATATTTTCTTATACACAAGATGATGCACAAGCAGCTAAATATGGTAAAATGTTTTATACAGAAATTCAAGAATTAAATGATGAAGATGGAAAGCGAAATGCATCTGGTGGTAATCTACAAATAAACTTTAACGGAAGAGGGTTAATATAATGACAACTGCAGCAAGACCTGGTCAGTTTACAGGTGCAACAGATAACTCTGCTAACGGTGGATTATTTACAGATACAAAAATAGATGGTATTCCAGATTTAATTAGTGCAGATGTACTAGCAGCTCAAGCCGCTGCAACAGCTGCTAAACTAAGCGAAACAAATGCAGCAACAAGTGAAACAAATGCGGATGCGGATGCAACAGCAACTGCGGCAGATAAAGTAGCTACTAATGCAGACGTAGTATTAACACATGCAGATGTAGTTCTTACACACGCTGACGTAGTACTCACAAATGCTGACGTTTCATCAATAGCAGGAAGTGTTACTGCAGCAGCAAATAGTGCAACTGCAGCAGCAAGTTCACAAACTGGTGCGGCAAACAGTGCAACAAGTGCTAGTACGAGTGCAAGTACCGCTACAACACAAGCTAACAATGCAACTACAAATGCTTCTCTAGCCACAACTGCAAAGAATGCGGCAGTGGTCGCTCAAGGAGCGGCAGAAACTGCTGAAGCAAACGCAGAAACTGCCGAGACTAATGCAGGGAATAGTGCAAGTACCGCAAGTACAGCGGCAACTGATTCAGGTAATAGTGCTACTGCAGCAAGTAATAGTGAAACTGCAAGTGCATCTTCAGAAACAAATGCAGCTAACAGTGCAACTGCTTCGGCTAACAGTGCTACCACAAGTGGGAATAGTGCAACAACATCTACAACACAAGCAACTAAGTCACAAAACTACGCTATAAAAGTAGACGGAGCTATCACGGGTTCTGAGTATTCTTCTAAAGCATGGGCTACAGGTGGCACAGGTGTAGATAATGCTTCTGGTGCTGGGTCGGCTAAAGACTGGGCTACAGATACAACTAACACTGCAGATAACACAGAATACAGTGCTAAAGAGTATGCAATAGGTGCTCAAAGAAGAGGAGCAGCAAATGGTGGTTCGGCTAAAGATTGGGCTAGCTATGTAAGTGGTACAAGTACAGTTGATAACGTTTATAAGTCAGCAAGAGCCTATGCAATAGATGCAGCAAACGCAGTAGATAACTTTAATGAGAGATACTATGGTGATTACGGTTCTGATCTCCTTGCAGTACAAGCACATGTTGCCGCTGGCAAGACAGTTTTAGTTGGTGATTTATACTATAACACAACTGTTAGTGCAGTTAAATACTGTCAAGTCGTACCTAGTGGTGGTGATGCAGATGGCACATGGGGTGTTATTCAAGCAACAGACACTAGTAGCTTTGCATCAAAAGGATTTGCAACAGCAATGGCAATCGCTTTATAGGAGAATATAATGGCACAAGATTTTAAAAGATATATAGAAAGGGCGATAGGAACAAATGCTGTTGATATGCCCGATGGAGCAAACTTCACAACTAACGATACGATAATAGGTATTAACTTAGCAAACATCTCAACCCTTGCTATAAAGGCTTCGGTGTACATAGCTAACGGTAGTAATAACTACTACCTTGTCAAAGATGCACCTATCCCAACTGGAGGTGCACTCCAGATAATGGATGGCGGAGCTAAAATAGTTGTTCAAAGTGGTGATAGATTAAATATTATAAGTGATACTGCATCTTCTATAGATGCTTGGGTATCTGTCGTAGCCGCAATTAGTGCGTAGGAGGATAGTATGCCATACATAGGAAATCAAGGTATTGGTTCTTACACCAGTATGAGTAAACAAACGATCACAGGTGACGGTGGGGTAAACTACACATTATCATATGCAGTGGCTAACTCAAATGAGATAGAAGTGTTTGTGAATAATGTGAGGCAAGAACCAACAACAGCATATGCAGCTAATGGAACTGCCCTTACAATGACAGGTAACGTAGCTAGCTCAGATAGTTTTTACGTTGTATACATTGGTAAAGCAATAGGAACTATAAGCCCACCTGATGGAAGTGTAGGTACAGCAAAAATAGCAAATAATTCTGTGACAAGTGCAAAGTTAGCAACTAATATAACTATTAATCCTTCAGTAGTTTCTGATCAAACAAATACATCTACTGGAAGTTTTTCTCTTCCTACTGGTACAACCGCACAACGACCTAGTTCGCCAGCGGCTGGAATGACTAGGGTTAATACAACTACTGGAAATCCAGAGTGGTACGATGCAAGTTCATCATCATGGGTTGATTTTTCTAATATTAAACCATACGTGATAGAAGCATTATTAGTTGCTGGAGGCGGTGGCGGTGCTTCATTTATTGGTGCTGGTGGAGGCGGTGCTGGTGGTTACATAAACCCAACATCTTTATATGTTACCCCTTCAACTGGTTACACAATAACTGTTGGAGGTGGCGGTGCTGGTGCAGTGTCTGGTAGTGGTCAAAACACTGGTGGAAGTGGAGCAGTAGGGGCAAACACAACTGGATTCGGACTTACCGCTTTAGGCGGTGGTGGAGGTGGTACTAATATCGGTGGATCAGGTGGCTCTGGTGGAGGAAGTAGAAATGCTACAACTGGTGGTGCTGGTACTTCTGGACAAGGTAATGCTGGTGGTATTAACCCCGCTGGTTCTTGGGTTGCTGGTGGTGGCGGAGGTAAAGGTGCAGTTGGTGGCAATTCCGTTGCTAACTCAGCTTCAGGAGCTGGTGGTGCAGGGTCTAATGCAGATGCTGTATGGGCAGCGGCTACATCTTCTGGTGTTAATACTGGGTACTACGCAGGGGGCGGTGGTGGAGGAGCTTATAATACAACTGCTGGTGCTGGTTCAGTAGGTGGAGGTGCTGCTGGTTCAGGTCAATCATTAGGAACTGCTGCTGCAGGAACTGCAAGCACTGGTGGAGGTGGAGGCGGATCTCCAGCTACATTTAGTGGTGGCGTTAAATATGGTACTGGTGGTGCTGGAGGTTCTGGTATTTTAATAATAAGATATGCTGGATCACAAAGAGGAACAGGCGGAACTGTCTATTCTTCAGGCGGATATACTTACCATAAATTTCTTAGTTCTAGTACATACACAGCGTAAGGAGATAGATATGGCACATTATGCAAAAGTAAATAACGGTATAGTAACAGAAGTGATAGTTGCAGAGGCAGATTTTTTTAATACCTTTGTTGACTCAAGTCCAGGAGAATGGATTCAAACTTCATACAATACCTTAAACGGAGTTCATACAAATAATGGAACTCCATTAAGAAAAAATTATGCTGGTATTGGATACACATACGATAAAGAAAAGGATGCTTTTATACCTCCTAAACTATGTTCATCTTGGATACTCGATGAAAATACTTGTACTTGGAAAGCACCTAAAGAACAACCTGATGATGGTAAGTTATACACATGGGATGAATCGATAACTAACTGGAAGGAAATAGGAGGATAGCATGGCATTAAGTAAAATAGACACCCCAGCTTTAGAAGCTGATTCGGTAGGAAATACTATACTAAACCTTTCAGAAAACTATGCTTTTACTGGAACTGTAAGTGGTACACCTAGTGGTTATAAATTATTAGGAAGAAGTGTTATTACAAGTGCAACTAATGTAGTTGCATTCACAGATATCATTGATAGTTCAATTACTAATATTATAGTCAAAGGTTCTGTAAGATACACAGATGGTCAAAATTCTTTAACGTATATGTATTTAACTACATCAGGTGGCTCTACAGCAGGAACTGGTGGAAGTGGACTCGCAGTTTATCAAGGGTCATGGCATAATAGAGCTGCAGCATCATCATTAAGTAGTGCTGCAAGAAATGGAAATTTTCAGTATTTAAGGCTTCCTGATAATGACAACGCATATGGTGGAACAGTACAAACTTTTACTGTAGAAATTAATGATATAAACGTTGGTAGAACTCAAGGAACTACTAATATTTCTGGTACACCAAAACATCGTGGTGGAATTTGGTATCATCAAGGTCAATATGTAAATGCGTCAGATTGGTCAGGTGGTGGTGGTTGGTGCAAATTTATAAATGCCAACAATGATTTAGCAGCAATTACTGGAGTGAGATTTAATCCAAGTGTGTCTAATTATCAAACTGGAGAAATAGCAGTTTATGGATTAGCCACAAGTTAATAGGATATTAAAATGACAAGATACAAATTAGTAAATAATGAAAGAATTGCATTTACAGCAGAAGAAGAAACTGCAAGAGATGCAGAAGAATTAGCTTGGAACAATGATGCACCTAATAGACGTATGGCAGACCTACGAAGTCAAAGAGATGCCCTACTAGTTGAAACAGATTACATGGGTAATTCTGATGTAACAATGAGTGATGCTTGGAAAACATATAGACAAGCCTTGAGAGATATAACAAGTCAAACACCTAGTGATGATGTCTTGAGCAACATTACGTTTCCAACGAAACCAACGGAGTAACCCATGCCATATATAGGAACACAACCTCTCACAGGAGAGTTTATAAAGTTAGATAGCTTGACAGCTAGTGCCACTGCAACGTATGCATTGACACGTGGGAGTGCAGCTTTCTTTCCAGCTTCGGCTACTCAGATTATAGTCTCGGTTAACGGAGTGACACAAGCACCAATAGATGCTTATAGTGTTAGTGGGAGTAGCATAGTGTTTTCAGAGAACCTTAGTTCTTCTGACACAATCGATTATATACTCGCCTTAGGTGAAGTTGGGAATAGTATAGTACCGACAGATGGATCAATCACTAGTGCGAAGCTCTCTGCAACATTAGGCAGAGGAACAGCACCTATTAGGGTGAATACGAATAGTCTTACAACGAATCAAACAATAGCATCAGGTGAGAATGCTGGAGTGTTTGGTCCGTTCACAATCCCAACCAGTGTGACACTCACAGTCAACGGAACTTTTACGGTGGTATGATATGAGTACTTTATTTGTGGATAGTATCCAACCAAAAACTACTGGCGGAAATGTAGGCATTACAAACTTAACACCTCAGACTGGTCATGTTATTAATTTTAAAAAAGTAACAACAAATACTAATGTTGTTTTTCCTAACAATAGTACATTTACAACATTTCTTTCATTAAACTTCACCCCATTACAAGCAAATAGCACATTGCTAGTTGATGTGTCCTGTTCTTCAGTATCAAAAACAACAGCAGGAGGTGGTTGGATAGGTATTAGATTAGATTTAGATAGCGTAGATAGTGGCACTATGGGTGGTGCATTTATGTACCAAACAAGTGCTAACGATACTCGAAGAGCTTTTCATTCAAGAGCAGTTATTGACTCTTGGGGTACAACTTCAAAACTATTTGAATTTAAAACATATGGTGCTGGAACTACTGCTTCGTGGAGTCATCAAGGTGTTCAGAGTGTAATGACTATTACAGAGATAGGAGCGTAACATGAGTAGTACAATAGGCGTGCAGAACATTGCACACACAAACGGAACTGTTGCTGCGACTGTTAGTAGTGGTGGCAAAATAAGTATGACTGGTCATGTGTTGCAAGTTGTGCAAGGTGGCAGGACTACAAGAGTAACACATAACAATAATACTTTTTCTGATGTAGGAGTATCAGCAACAATTACACCATCAAGCAGTTCATCAAAAATACTAGTTAGGCTAGAAGGTACAATAGGTAATGCAGCTGCTGGTAATCAAACTGCACTTAAATTATTTAGAGGCAGTACAGAAATAGGAAGTGGTACTGGTGCAGACACTTTAAACACATTTTTTAGTGTGTTTGCAACTCAATCATACGATATATGTGGTGTATCACAAAGTTTTTTAGATTCACCTTCAACAACATCTGAGATTACTTATAAAATACAAATGGCGGCTTTCAATTCTACTGGTTCATTAGGTGGAAGAGGAGACTCTAATGCTATAGCTAGTCCTACAAGATTAACACTAATGGAGATAGGAGGATAACATGACAAGTATACTTAAAGTAGACAATATACAAAAAGCAAATGGCAGTACTCCTACAGCAAGTGATCTAGGAATAAACACGACTGGTAGTGTTCTGCAAATACAATCAACTGCTAAAACTAATCAAAGTAACATTAATGCAAATATAAACGTAGGATTTGCAAGTTATCCAGTAATTATGTCTGTAAATA